AAGGGATTTCAACACCAGCTGTGGAATTACAACGTCGACACGCTGACGGTCAGATACTATGGCCCTCGCGTGTTGGGTAGTTTTCTCAAAAGATTGGAACTGCCCCTGCGCACAGTCACGTTCAACGTGCAGATGCGACGCCAGGACGACTACCACGTGCTAGTTGCACTGACCCCACTCACAGTACATGGAGCCAGCGCATTAGTATTCCCACCGCTAGAAACCGACCACTTGAAACGCATGCAGTTCGCAACCACCGTCAAACCCAAAGACGCGGAACCGCTAACAGTGGTCGCCCTCAACCACCACGTTGAGGACACCGTCATGGTTTCCCTCGCATTGGCGGACGATCTCACGAGTGTGAATTGTCCGATCCGTGAACTAGAGACCGTGATAGATGCCATGAGGCTTGGATCCATGATCACCTCATCCACCGTGGCCCGATTAACAGGCCAAGTGGAACCCACCGCAGAGGCGAAGGCTTTCGCCACCAAACTTGCCGTGCTCGTGAAGCACCTGGATGTAATCCACGGCAACGTTCGAGTGATTGCCCAACCTCTGCCCCCACCACGCGTCCGCCATTTCGAGTTCCTGCCAGCTAAAGACTGGGTCGATACGGCGAAGACGGGCATGGTAGCATTTTGCAATCCGTTGATTCACTCAAGTTTCGCGCCACTTGTATCACGTGGCAATGACGAAAGCATGATCAACGAACGATTGAAGATGCCCCAGCGCAAGTCACCAGCACCCGAGTGGACACCCAAGCATGACCAATATGCCAAGGAGTTCATTACGGCGTTCTTCAGAAAGACCACCCCCGTGGATTTCGAAGAGATCTGGGATAAACAGAGCCGGAAGACACAGCGTATCATCCTCACAGATGGATTGGTGGTAGACCACGATCTAGATGTTCCAGACCGCCTGATGATGAAGAAGGAGATGTACACCCGCGTGAATGACACCAGACCAATTATCACCGACGCCCCAAGCGAGAAAGTGATGAGCTCCGTGTTCAATTCAGCCGCCGGGGAACAACTGGAGCTCACCTTGTTCTACTGTGGGGGTATGAACGGCCGTGAAATAGCCGAAAATGTGTGTGCAGTGTGCTATGAGGCAAAGCACTGGCAGGGCATCATCTGGGAAGGTGACTTCAGTCGAATGGACGGGTCACGGAAGAAAGTGATGCACCTGGCGTTTATAATGTGGCTGAACCACATGTTTGCGCTGACCACCTCAGAAGGACACCCGCTAATCAAACGCATTTACCACCGCTTCGGAGCAGACGGCACATCGCAGATCCGCGTAGTGACCGTGTACGGAGCATCAATCACCCTTGACTGGCAGTGGCCAACAGGGAAGGGCGCTACAGGCGCGGCGAACATGTTCGGCAATGGTTTGACCTGCTGGACTATGCTGCGCGAGGCCAGATACACCATCGAGCAATCAATGAAAATGATGCTCAAGGGCTACAGGGGCCTGGGGGACGACTCGATAACAGTCGCATACCCGGGTTGTGACTTCATTGCGGCAGCTGCCTTTTGGGGTTACGATGCGAAGCTCGACATTCGCGTACTGGGCAAGGAGAACGTGACATTCCTCAACCGTGTGTACTCACCACACGTTGCAGAAGGATGCCTCGATTCCATTTCAAACCCTATTCGCACTCTCTCCAAGGTACACGTGACACCAAACGTGCCTTTGGATTTTAAGAAGAAAATGTTGGACAAGGCCGTATCTCTGTATGTGGCAAACTCAGAAATGCCGATCCTGGCAGACTGGTGTTTGACCCTGTTCCGACTGGTTGGCTTTGACCTTAGCACCCTCTCCATATATGAGTATGACAAAACCTATGTCGTTCGTCAATGGAATGGTCGTATGCTGGACCTTGATAAGCAATATCCTTGTAAGTGTGACCACTGGATGTTTGATTACATCTTTGACCGTGTTGACTTTGATTACAATGGTTTTCGTAAGTACCTTGAATCTTGTGCTACAGTTGACGACCTGGTTAACCTCCCAAC